GTTCTAAGTTTAGGCTCCCATCCTCTTTCCATCAGACGGTCAGCTATTTGTTTACGAGAACCTATATTGAAATATATTTCCTTTTCCTTAGTCTTTAACTTTACAATCGTAGGTGGAAATTCTTTCAATGACCACTCAATTAACGTATGGGCCTCATCGGATAGTCTGGACAATAGTCCTATAGTTTTACGTATATCCAAAGCAAACCCATTCTTCTCTTGCTTATCTATGATAGCTCGTATCTTATGCTCCAAGGCAATAGATTCCTCAGAGAAATCTTTTCCCTCATCGTTTAAACTGTTATATACTTTCTCAGTCAAGAGTACATCATTCTTACAATATTCCAGCATATCTTCTGAATACTCAGAGTAATCCTCACACTCCATCTTAGGGAACTTTACTGTGCTTCCCCATGCTGACAGACTGTGACCTCCCTCTCGCATTGGATTAAATAATTGTGACATAATCATGGTATCTTTTATCTGTCCTAACTTAATATTAGTATTCAACAACTTATTTAATTGTGGAGCATCAAATGATATTCCATTATGCATAATAAATTTATCTACATCTGAACACCAATTATTAAACTCACTAATATTTTTGTGATCCCAAGTCCATACATTTGGAGAACCTACTTCCTTGGCTGCAATACAATGTACCTTGGTAGCATCAAGACCGTCTGTTTCTATATCCACGATTACGTTCTTCATAGTCTTCATCCTGTCCACACCAGTTACACTCCTCTCCATTTCCTACATACAATATAGTATGTTCCACCGGACACCAATGTTCCCACATTTCTTCTTTCATATCCCAAAACTTTCTCCACATCCACATTGAGATGTAGCATTAGGGTTTTTAAATATAATATAATTACCATTGATACCAGTGGAAAAGTCTATAGTTGTATCCATCAGTAACATTGCTGCTTCCTTCTTGATATATAACTTTCCTTCTTTAAGTGGCATTATATCATGCTTATCAGGAATGTCAAATAATATATCCCACTGATAGGTAAAGCCAGCACAACCACCACCCTTCACACCAAGCTCTATGCCTATTGCATTCTCTGATTTAACAATACCTGACAGGTGTTTATCAGCTTCATTCGTTATTGATACTAACATTTGTATTCCTCAGTAAATTATACAGACAAAAAACGTAAGCTGTAATTAAAGAAGATAGCCAAATTCCAAATGCCTTGAAGGAAGGCAATGTTTCTACGTTGTGCTTCAACAGAAGTACCGTTGCTATAGTCACCATGAATGATAACATCGGTATATAGACGGTAAGGGGTAGCCATTTAAGTAGGACACGTAGTGTTGATGTTAGCATCTTTATCATTAGTATTTTCCTTTAATGCTGGACTTGGTAGTACCTTTACCAACTTTGCATCGGGTACTTTGATATGAAAGAATAATTCATTGGCACTTCTTCTGTTATCAACTGGCTTAACATCACACTTATTAACCATAGCTCCATCCATAAACCATGCCTGATCCAAGTGCTTATTAAATATAACAAAAGTTAAGTTACCATGAGATCCTTCTTTTGTCCATTTATCTATCAGCCTTCGTTTCCTGTATGGAATACGTATCTCCTTCCAAGATTCAGGCCAATGATCATGCCAACCTATCTTTATTTCTGTCTCAAAATAACATTCAACATTATCCTTATTCTTACATACGATATCTACTCCATATGTTTCTTCTGTATTAATATCCTTGTAACCGTTAGACAGTAACCAATTACTCATAACATCTTTAGCTAAAGAATCGTATTGATTATATAAATTCTTATCAAATTTACTCGACATCCTTTTCTCCTATGTCAAATGGGTTTTCAATCTCAGTCATTCTACCTGTTGTCTTATCATAAAATAAATGTGTACCTATACCTGTATCTCCTGTATATCTGTTCTTTAAAATACGTACTACCGTAGTATTTGCCAGCACTTCATCATCATCCTGTTGATTTCTTTCCAAGGCTATCACCCCATCACTGAGATGAGCTATAGATGCAGACCCTCTAAGGTGAGATAACGATACTTCTTTCCCGTCCTCATGTCCCTTATCTCCAGTGGGTCTACGTAGGTGTGAGACAAGTAATAGTCCTATGCCTGTTTGTTCCACTAGAGAACGTAACTTGGTCATTAACATATCTATTGACTTCCTTTCATCTCCAAATGATTCCTCTTGGCCTGAAACAAGAATGCTCAAGTGATCCAGTACAATCCACTTACACTCAAGGGCTTGTGCCATGAACCTGATCCTAGATAATATCTCATCATTACTTATACTACCAAAGTGATCAAAGGCAAAGAACCTACCAGAACCTATAGTATTATTCTGCCATTCTTCTAACTGATTACGTTCATAAGAATCCCTTACCTCTTTAATATACAATCTAGCAGAGGCTTCCACACTCATGATGTTCCATGCTGTATTCTTAACACTTTCTTCCAAGGCAAGAACACCTATATTATCTTGTGTATTTCTTAATAGATGGTGCATTAGCTCTCTAATGATGCTGCTTTTTCCCATGCCAGCCCCAGAGGTGAATGTAACTAACTCTCCTGTCCTCATGCCATAAGTTTTTTCATTCATCTTAGCCCAAGGGTATGGACAAGTCTCACAATAATCCTCTTCATATAAGCTACCACCTATATCCTTCAGGTTGATAATACCAGCAGGAGTATGGGGTTTAGCATTCCACCATGCCTGAGTGAATGCTTCCCTCTTACCCATCTTTAGATATTCATTTGCATCCTTGTAATCAAGGTTTGTTACCTTACATTTATTAGGTGCAAACAATTGAGCCACTTCCTCTGTAGCTTTTCTTCCTGCCTTGTCCATATCAAAACACAAGACCACAGTATCAAAGCTATCCAGATAAGAGAATGCTTTCTTACAATCTCTCAATGCACCAGCACTTCCTGTCTTTATGGACACTGAAGGCCACTTAGATCCCATCAGTTCGTATGCACTCATGGCATCCACTTCACCCTCACATACTGTGATGTACTTACCCTTGGGTGCAAATACGTGTTGACCAAACAGAACAGCCTCACTTATATCACCCTCTGACCACATCTTTTTATCTTTTGTTTGCCTTATCTTGGTAGCTATCTGAGTACCGGCCTCATTAAAGTACCCATACAGGTGATGGGTTACTGTGCTGCCTTCAATCTTAATCTTTGTATCATACTTCTTGGCAGTTTCTATGGAGATCTTTCGATCAGAAAGAGCACCCCACTTACCCTTTGTAGCCATAGGCTTTACCTCTATCTTTACCTCTTGTTTAGGAATTGATAAAAGATTATTCCCAAATCTAGTTTCACATGCAAAGCACCATGAGTGTCCATCTAAATGCTGCACATTACCATCACTTGATCCACACTTAGGGCATGGGCCTCTGTCTACCCATTGTTTAGTTAGTTGCATTATACCCCCGGTCCCGGCCATGTGCCATCATATATTTCTTTCATACGTTCACTCATATCTTCTTCCTTCTTTGGTTTATGTTTCATTAGATGAAGCCATGAGATAGGATATAAAGTATTCATGTGTTGTGATATCCACTCAGCTACCCATCTGGTTTCTTCTTGTGCATCTTCACTCAGCCTAAGGTTACACACTCTGGCAAAGGCATAGAGACTACCACTCCAGTACCACTCAGTGTACACCGACTGTGGTAATACAGCTCTTGCCTGTTCAGGACATACCCCTGCCTTTATCATCTCATCATATGTATTCTCACAAAGATCAATAGCCTTTTCATATTTACTTTGTATCCATTGGTTCCCATGCACCTCATGATTGGTTGACCCTTGTTTCTTATCCTTTGCTTTTTCTCTCCACTTGAAAGGATACCAAAACTCAGGAGGCTTGTCAATATATCTTCTACTTATTTCATTCCAAGCTAACCCTACTTGATGCTTAACTAGCTGACGAGCCACAAAGATCGGTGCTCTTATACGAAACACAACATAGCAATGAGAGAAGGGTGACCAATGATTGTGCTTGGCAAGATAAGATATTAACTTTATATCTGAATCATTAATAGTATCTATTCTTTTTCCAAAGGATACTCGTGCTGCATTAACCACTGTCACATCAGTACCTAAGTGATCCTCCAGACTAACCCATCCATTCTCAGTCATTTGTAAAGATCCTTGGTAAGCACAGACGTTTTATAATGGCACACTTGGGAATAGAAATCAATCCACCATACTGTGCCTCACATTCTTTATCAGAATTATTAATGGAGCCAGACAACGTGAGATAGATATCATCCTCATTAACAAGAAACCCACACGATTTAATTCTCATTGGTGTAAGTTCCTTTACTTCCTTCTCTGATTTCCAATCAGCATCATCATACTCTGAAGAATCAATCCACTCCACACATGTCACGGTATTACTCATCAGCATCTTCCCATGTCTCTCTTATATAATTATCTATAAAGTTTTCTTTATCGGACATGATGTCATCCACTTCCCTCTTGGCTAATCTTTTAGATTCCCTCATGTCATAACCCTCTTGCATATACTGCCTACGAATTGAACGGAATAATCTTTGCCGTTCTCTCTGTATCATTGTGTTTGCCATTGTCCTGCTCTAACTGTTGGTTAAATCCAATTCTCCCTGTACCTCTGACAGTTCATCCTGAACCTTATCAAAGATATATTCCCTAGCCTGTCCATGCTTTCGTACCCATGCATCCTTGTCCATGTGAGTAGCATCCTCTTCCATGTCCATTAGCCATGCTTTTACCTTGCCCATTGTTCTCCATTCCTTTACTGTTATTCGTTTCATTGTGTTTAACTTATCTTCCCTTATACTCTTTAAAGAGTCAACTAAAATCTTTCGTATCTTCTGACCGGCTATCTTATCATAGTACCTTTCCATATCATTGCCATACTTCTCCAGAAATTTTGCTCTACCCAAGAGAGATACATCATCCCTCATTAACTCATCAAATAGATAAACCTTGTTCATACTGACGTAGGGTATTCCAGTTCTTCATGGCCCTCAGAAAGATACTCAGGTGGACTCTCCATCATGGCCCATCCTGACTTATCTCTGTGAGAAAACTCCTCATTGTAGAAGGCTTTCTTTCTTTCTGATTCCAAGTCCTCCTGCAATTTTTTAATCCTACGGTATGCTCGTTGTAATTGCTCCTGTAAATCCCTTACATTCTTTCGTAGTTCTTTCTCGATATCCATTATTCTAACTCCTTATTGTACTGAGTAATATACTCCACTATTACATCTTTGTCAACAGATTCTTTCAACACCTTTACATCACCATCATCAGTATATACATAAGCTTGGTAGCCTGTCTTATTGGCTGGCCCTTGATGTATATACTTAATTAGTCTTGAGTGTGCTTTCATGAGGACGGTCCTTAGAAACATCTGTGGCTACCCACACCCACCTATTCCATGAGTCTGTGTAACCGATACCACCCTTACTCTTGGGCTTAAAAGAATCCATCAACTCCCAACGTACCCACTTACCATCAAACTTTCTTTTAGAATATTCTATTTTGTTTGCCATTAGTGTACCCTCATTACTCCTATTGTATCAAAGTCTAGCATTTCTGGAGGAAGATCATAGTGCATGATAGACTTCCTCATATAAACCCATGCCGTTTCTTCATCCTTAAATATCTTGGCTGTACCATCATCATTCAACAACACATCAGGCAATGGGTAGTCCTCACCCTCTGGATCTGTACTCACTATCACCCACATAATCT